GACGAAATACTGTACCGTCTTTAGTTAAACCTTGGATTAGATATTTCATTTGAAGCGTTCGGGATAGTTTAGCCTTTCCCATTCTTCATCACTTACTGGCCACCAATTGCAACTCATTGTGCTATCAACAAGTAAGCTACAATAGCCACAACGGCTACTGCGGCAATTTGTTGTCCGTATTTGCGTTCAAATTGTTCAAGAGTTTTAGTCATAGCCAATGTTGTCCTTTAAGAACAGCTTCGGCGCGAGCAGACTGAACCGCTTTAATAATTTCATAAAAATCAACAAAAAATTGTTGGATAGTTTTCATAGTCCACGGCCCCATACAAATTGTTGTGTGTATTCGCGCGATAGGCGGTCTACATCTGCGGCATTCTGTGGCTTGTGACTGACGATATAAGCTTCTAAACCGCTCATTTGGCTTTGATTAAAGAACTTTTTGAGTCCTTGGATGATTTTTGACATTTTGTGTCTCCTTGTTAAATGTGTGTGTAATATTCCATTATAGCAGATAGTATCTGCTACATCTATTTATCTGAGTATATCAGTAGAAACCATGATAGATGACATTAATAAATAATTTCATGTCTACATCACGAGAATATGCCAAATTCAAACGATTGTTTGTTGGCCCAAAATTAACACGTAAACAACGTACTGCGTTGATGCCACCTATGCCGGCTGAGCCATTTCAATACGCAACAAAATCAAAATACAAGGAAATACCATTATCTAAATTATCACCAGAAGATAGAAGAAAAGCAAACCATTCTGCTTATATTGTTGAGCGTCGAAAAAAACGCGATAAATCCTTGCCGCCATGGGCTGACAAAAAAGCTATACGCGAAATATACATCAAAGCTAGACAGCTTACTTTGGAAACCGGCATCAAACACGAAGTGGATCATATAATACCCTCAAACCACGAATTAGTGTGCGGGCTTCACGTAGAAAATAATCTACAAATCATTACTGAATACGAAAACATACGCAAATCTAACTCTTTTCAAGCCATTTGATATTCATTACAATCCTGTGTATAATTCAATAAATAAATCATAACGAGAAATAAAATGCGTAAAAGTACACGTAGTATTCTACAAGAGTTAAATGAAGTTGGAATTAGTCGAAATACGGATCTAGTAATAGAAAGCCGTGGTAGTAACATTATCCAAAGTGCAATTAATTTGTTAGAAATGATAAGAGAAAGTTATGATGTTGAAACGGCCGCTGAAATGGAACGCCGTTTCATCAACAGCATCAAAGGTGCAGATGTTACCAAATTCAAGCGTGGTATTAAGCGAATTCAGGAATCAAAAGAATGAGCGGAAATGCACTTAAAAAACTAGGAATTGATATTCCGGAAAATAATCCAACTAAAGGGATATTAGTACGTCTTAGTCCGGCACAATACTTAGAAATTAAAAAAGGACTACAACCTGTATTACAATCTATTGGTGATGCGGGCTTTTGGCGTAGTGGCGGTGCTGGTAGTTTTGACCCGGAACACCGTTATGCACATAAAGGTACTCATAAAATAGACAGTGGTGATGTAGATGTATTCATGGATGCGGTTAAGATTAAACATCATTTAAGATTAGATCCTAATACAGATGATGCAGGTGTCCGTAAAACAGTACTACAACACATGCTCAAACATTATCCTGCACTACAAATAGGTAAAAATGTACATATAGGTTATCCTACCGGACATAAAATTAATAATTTGCCTACTTATTTCCAAGTAGATTTAATGATTATGGAACATGCACATGAAATAGGGCAACATCATGAGCATGACTACTCTGTCAAAGATAGCCCGTATGGTGGGCAAGATCAACAGTTTGCTATGGCTAGCGTTATTAACACTATTCCCGGACATCCTCCTAAAACATTCCAATACAATGGATTTGGTGGAGCATTACAAAATCGTGCTACGGGCGAAGTTATTACACGCGATATTAATAAAGTAGCTGAAATTGCCTTGGGCAAAGGGCATACTGCTGATGATTTAGGCAATGTAGAAAGCATCATTAAAGCAGTAGGCGGTATCAATAGCCCACGTTTAGAGCAATTCCGTGCAGATATGGCTAAAAAGTACCCAGGACACGCTATTAAAGAAGGTAGTGCAGACTGGTTTAGATTATTACAACGAAAATTAGGCATATAAGTACCAAAATCTCTTTTTGGGCTAAATAATTATACAAAGGCCTTTTAGGAAGGTCGCTCGAAGAGTTCGAGCAGTATGGTAGATTAGGAGAATATTATGCCATCATTATTAGGTACATACGTCGCAGCCAATTACGGCCGCATGACATCACAAGACACATACGGCGGTACAACGTACAGCAACTTTGGTACACGTAACTTAGCATTTTTAAGCGTTACAGTTTCTGGCGGTACACCACCAAGTTTCACAAGCGGTGCAGGTCCAACAGGTAACTATCAAACTTTTAACAACGCAACTGACTCATTAGATTATTTCTCAGTAGCAGTTCGTACAATTCAACAATTTGGTGAAGTTTACTTTGTCGGTACTCCATCTTCAACAGCTTTCGTTATTGCAGTTGCAATCGATACAATGAATGATGCTTCTGCTTCATCTGGTCAAGGTAACATTGAGTTGTTATCATACCCAACACTAAGCAACTTTGGCCTATTGGCAGCTCAATTGTTAACTGCTTTAGGTAGCTGGGGTTCAGGTGCTGTTACTGTTGCTCAATTGACAGCTTCTGGTGCAACTATCCAGTAATATGTTTTAATTCTCAGGGATGGGAAGACTAAGCCCACTTTTATAAGTGGGCTTTTTTACGGCTGTTAAATACATCAGTAATTTAACAGGAGTTAGAGATGACATTAGATGAAATTAAAGATATTTTTAGTAAAGCAGAAGTAATTATACCAAGTAGAGGGGCTCCTCCAGTTTATCAATATTACCATTTTACAAAAACAAATAGAGGAACAAGTGTAGTTAGAGCAGATAGTCTTGAATCTACAGTTGAATCTCTTGAGAACTTCAAATTCAAAGAATATGCTCCAGGTGGAGTTCCAGTTTTTGTCAAAATTGAAAATACAACTAAGTCTATTGAAAACAATTAATTATTCGTATGGAATACAAACTGTATACTTTAGTAGACATAACACATACTGGACAACACAGGATCGCTCCTGGAAAAGAACACTTGCGCTGGAAAGAACAAAACTTTCAAACAGTATTACAAACTTTGGGTATAAGAGCTAATGTAACTTATACAAACAGTCCTATATCTACAGAAGTTAATGGAAGATTAGTAGGGTTTGATACTGACTCTGTTATACGTGTTTGGAGATTTGATTTTAATACTGATCGAGATAATTTATATGAAGACGATATAGGAAATCCCGTAGGTAATTTAATCAACGATTTTATGTTAGTTCCTTATATAGCAGGGTTAGATGAAGCTATGACGCAACAGTATGCAGTTTTTAATCCAGAAGATCCAGGTAAAAACATAGTGTTTTTTAAAAAGTAACTTTTAATAAATAACATTGTAGGCAAAATATCATAATCTAGGCACTTTTTAAACCAATCATACAATAGGCCCAGCTCGGAGCGAGCACTTGACTTATAACATTGGAGAGCCTGGAGATGGCCACAGCGACAGCACGTAAATCAAAAACAAGTATAGAAGCAATGCCACAGCTGGCCACGATGCCGGAACGAGTAGCCGTACTTGAAGTAAAAGTAACTAATCTCGATAGTAAAATAGATGACATCAGAAAAGGTATTGAAAATAATCATTCTGCTGTAATTAATACTTTAAAAGATATGCGTGATGAGTCATCTGCACAGCATGCCGAATTAGCTGGAAAAGTTAAAGATTTAGAAGGTTTTAAAAATAAATGGTTAAAGTATTCAATAGGTGCTTTAGCATTTGCCGCCGGCGCTGGTTGGGTCCATGCCGCCAATTTTCCAGCAATATTAAAGTTCCTAGGACTCTAATTCAGTTAAATACTGAATGAACTTAGAAGAACTAATCGATCCTAATCCTCATCATCACGAGCTTAACCCTATTCTATGGGATAACAATCACCTACGTAAAGAAGTACGTCTTAAGCTATTAAGAATAGCTAGACATTTTGCCGCTTATTTAGATGTGCCAATCTTACATTTAAAAGATGTTACACTTAGCGGATCCAGTGCAGGCTATAACTATAGCGACTACAGCGATATAGATTTACACTTAGTAGTAACTAAAACCGAAGGCCGCGATGAATTATACACGGCTAAGAAAAACTTATACAATAATGCACACAATTTAAACATAGAAGGAATTCCAGTAGAGTTGTATGTACAGCCTGCAGATCAACCGCACCACTCAGCTGGAATTTATAGCGTGCTAGATGATCATTGGATTAACGAACCAGAGCATGTAGAACCTACTATTGATCCTAAAGACATTAAAAGTAAAGCACGTAACTATGCCGGTAAGATTAATCTTGCTATACGTACTAATGACATAGCACAGTGCCGTTCGGTCATGGCTGAATTAAAACGTCTACGCCAAGCAGGGTTGGAAACTAACGGCGAACAAAGTGTAGAAAACTTAGCTTTTAAGCTACTCAGAGCACGTGGACAAATTGAAAAATTGCGTAAATACATAACTAAACTAGAAAGTGCTGAATTAAGCCTTGAGGAATATAAATGAAAATTGAAGATATTTTAAACAAATACCGTATGCTAGAAGATGATTCTATGAAAATTAAATCAGTTTCTGGCAACGATGTTACAATAGATCAAGGCGGACAAGAAATTAAAACAACTACAGATGTACTTGTACCGGCCGCGGACAAACCAGGGTCGTTTGCCATGAAACCTGCAGATCCTAATCAAATTAAACCTGGTGCAGAAGTTACACAAACTACAGATGAAGAATATGAAGAAGAAGGTGCAACGCCACATAACGTAAACTATCATGCGTTTGTTTCCGATCCACACTTTGCACCTCACGATCATGAAGATAAAGATACTACTTTCCACAAGGCACTTAACTTCTTAACTGGTAAAGTACACCCAGCTGATATGGAATATCACGCACACCATTTGACTAAACACCATCATGGTGGAATCGATGATAGAGATTTAGACGAAGTACATCGTGATTTGATTAGTCAAGGCGATGAAGATGTAGGAGGAGATCCTACTGGAGGTGCAGGATACAAGCGTGGATTTATTAATGATATCGTTGATAAAGATTTTGAACGTAAAAATAGAAGTCCAGGATCCGATGGACAAGCTAGTCCTATAAATAAACAACAAAAACGTTTACCAGAAAGTGATGAGCTTATGAAATGGCTCACTATTGCAGGAATAAAATAATATGAAAAGATTTAAAGATTATTTAAGAGAAGCTGAACAAGCGGCAGTACCTGCTACTGGATTTAATGATACATCAGCAGTGATGCCAACCTCAAGTAATTTTGACGATAAATCTATGGACGTCATGGCACAAGGCATGGTAAACGCTGTCAAACAACTACCGCCTGAAGATCAAGCGGCTGCTGAACAAATGATAGTTCGAGATGCCGAAGGTAATGTTGACGGAGACGAAACTATGTTAAAAATGTTTACAAGCCTGGGCGATATATCAGAACAGATTTATCAAGTGTTTGAACAACTGACTACGAAAATGGAACAGATGATCAAAACTCCCGAGTTTGCAAAAAACTATCCAGATCCAGCAGAACAACAAAGAATAATTAAAGATGTTGCCGACATGCGAGCACAAATGCCAGAACTAAAGGCTGGTGCAGAAAAGGCCAAACAAGCAAGTGGTGAATTTAATCAACAAATGCGTCCAGAAGTAGACCGTCGTGCCAATGCTAGATTCAAAGCACAAACTGGTAATGACATGGTTCGTACCGCATCTGGTGCAAAGACTAACATCGGTACTAATCCTAATCAGCCAGGCGGCGGTGGCGGCCAAATAGGAGAAACAGCTGAATTGGATCGTTGGTTAAAAATTGCTGGACTAAAATGAAAATAAACGAATTAATAGGCAATTTTAAAATATGGACCAGTAACGAAGAAAATAAGTTACTGGAAAAACTTAAATTGCCTGTGAAACTTCGCCATCTTAGCGAACATGATCAAGTCAGGATTCAGGCCTTGATCCGCAAAAGTTTGGTAACTAAAGTAGGACAGGAAGATCCTACTGTGGTTGCAAATGAAAAATACAAAAACTAAACCTAAGGCCAAGGTTATAAAAGAACTGGCCCAACAATTCGAAGAAGAAGTCAAACAAACAATACCGTTAAGCATACAGCCTGATGGTAGTGTAGTCTATAAAAATTATGTAATTAGGCAAACTGACAAGGAAGATTGGGCGTTATACCACGTAAATAATAAAACGTTAATCGAAACTTATCATCTTAAAAGTTGCGCATTAATGGCAGCCAAAGCATACGAATGTACAAACTTAAATAAGTTCTTTGAAATCAAACAGATAGATAGTAAGTATTGGGCTAGTTTTAGTGATAATCGAATATATCAAAAAAACATTAAAAAAGTTAAAGATTTTGATAGATATTTAATACTATTAAACAAATTAGAAGATAGCAAATGCCGCGTTGAACAATTCAAGGAACAGATTTCCAGAATGTTTAAGTGGTCATTTGCATAAATACTAGAAGAAACAGCTTAGGGATATCACCATGCAATTAAGAGATTTATCAACACCGATTACAGCAAAACGTCTTAACGAGAGTTTAGCTAAAAACTTTGGATACAAACTTAAACTAGAACAGTTTAACGACGCCCAACTAGAAGATGTGCGTAACAAATTGCGTACTGAAATGAGTCAATTTGAAGTTAACGAAAGTTACGATAATTTGCATGAAAATCCTAAATATCAAAAGACTCGTGCTTTATTAGATGTTATTAATCAAGAAATTATGGAACGTGAAATGAATGAAGGCGCAAAGCCGGATTTCTTAGATCTTGACAAAGATGGTAATAAGAAAGAGCCAATGAAAAAAGCTGCCAAAGATAAGAAAAAGGACAAAGCTGTGGAAGAAAATTATGTTAATGCTACGTTCCGCCAAAGAGCTCAAGCACTTTCAGTTCCAACAAATTGGATTAATAATGCTTTAGAAAGAGTTGCATTGGGTGAAAGCGATCGCATAGAATTAAAGGCAGAATTAACAACACGTTATGATTTAACTGAATCACAAGCACGATATGTAGTGCTAGAAGGCGAAGAAGAAAAAGCAAAGAACATCATGGCCGCAAAAGACATGGTGGATAGAATTACAGGCTGGTTAGAAGACACAGCTCAATTAAAAGCTGAACAGCTTTTAGAACTAACAGACTCTATAAGAGAAAACGCAGGCAGTGATGTCGCACAATCATTTACTAACGCAGTTAAACCAGCTCTTGAAGCAGTTTATAGTGCATTAGAAACAAGTCGTCAAGGCTTACAAAAAGGTCTATCAGTATTATCAGGTGGCGAATCTCCAGATATGATGGGCGGAGATGACAGCGGTGCTCCAGACATTTCTGGAATGGAAGCTCCAGAGATGGGCGAACCAGGTGCCGCACCTACACCAGGTGGTGCTCCAGATATGGGCGGTGCCGGTGCAGGACGTGATAAGCGTATGGAAGCAGTTGATTATAGCCGTCGCTTAGGCACATTATTATCACAATCAAAAAAAAAATAAGTGAAACAGCCGATCCGTTAGCATATACTATTCGTAGTATGCTTTCGGCGGCAAACGAAAAAGGCGTAGCAGGCAAATTAACTTGGGACGCAATTAATAGTTCATTGCCAAAAGGCTCACCAGCAATTTATTATAAAAACTTTAAAAATTATTTTGACGATCCAGAAATAAAAAAATATGTACATGGTTATGATGGTACAGGCATAGATTTAGCAACAGACAAGGCCGCAGGCCCTCAGGCTAATATGGGTGCAAGAGAAAAATCAGGTCCGGATCAAGTAGATAAAATGGCTAAATCAGCTACTAAAAAGGCTTTTAAATAGTTGACAAGTAAGGTCGTATATTGTATAATTACATATATGACCTTACTTAACGAAAAATATTCCTATACTAAAATCAATAGAGAAAGTATAGAAGGCAAACGTTTATACGCAACACCAGATGGTTCCAAAGTTCCTAGCGTAACCACTATCCTGGATAAAACAAAACCACAAGAAGAACGTGATGCCTTAATGGCATGGAAACGTGCTGTGGGTGAAAAGAAAGCACAAGAAATTACTACCGAAGCCGCAAATCGTGGAACACGTATGCACAAGTGGCTTGAAGACTATGTAAAGACCGGTGCAATTGGACAACCAGGTACAAACCCATTTAGCCAAGAAAGCCATAAAATGGCAGAATGTGTTATTGCGCAAGGATTATGTAATGTAAATGAAGTTTGGGGTGTAGAAGTTCCTTTATATTATCCAGGACTATATGCAGGTACTACTGATGCTTGTGGTTTACATCTAAATGAAGAAGCTATTCTGGATTATAAGCAAACTAACAAACCTAAAAAAGAAGAGTGGATTACAGGCTATAAATTACAGCTTACAGCCTACGCATTAGCCCATAACGAAGTACATAAAACAAACATACGCAAAGGTGTAGTTTTAATGTGTGTTAAGCCCAGAACACCAACAGAACAGCCAGTTTATCAGGAATTTATACTTAGACCTGACGAATTTAACTACTGGGAAGATCAGTGGTGGACTAGGGTGGAACAATACTACAAGTATAACTGATAAATATCCTATATAGAGGATATTCACATGGCTGTAGTCCAAATCTCGAGAATTCAAATACGTCGCGGCACTGCGAACGGGGGTACAGGGTTACCACAATTAGCATCAGGCGAAATGGCATGGGCAGTTGATACTCAACAATTATTCATCGGAAACGGTGCAGTTAGCGAAGGTGCACCGGCAGTAGGTAATACACGCATTTTAACTACGGCAGATATATCTAGTTACGGTAATTTATTATCGACGCTTACCTATGTATATCAAGCAAATAATACATCTGTTCCGATTATAACAGGTATAAGTTCCAATTATCCAGTAGCTCGTACGTTTCAACAACGTTTAGATGATCAAGTTACTACCTTAGAATTTGGTGCAAGAGGTGATGGAGTAGGAACAACAATCGCTACGGACGATACGGCCGCATTGCAACGTGCTATTAATCAATTATTTTTAAATCCTGTAACAACAAGTTCTACATATAGTAGTAGTTATCCCACAGGAACTCCGGCCGCCGTAGGTACTAGAAAAAAATTAGAAATACCTGCTGGAATTTATTGTACTTCGCAACCTCTTTATATTCCTAGTTACGCTACGTTAATCGGCGCAGGCGCTGATAAAACAATTATATCTTATAACTCTACAAGTACATATGTTGGCTCAACAGTTATTAATAGCACAGTAATTAGTTTAACTTCGGCTACTATGGCTATGGTTGGAGCAAGCATTAGTGGTACTAATATTCCATCTAGCGCAACTATTGTTTCAGTAGTAGTTGGTGTGAGTGTTACACTTCTTGGATCTGTTGGAGCATTAGCTTCTGGATCTAACATTACATTCACAATTACGTTAATAACTCCTGCAATACAATTTATCAATGATAGCAGTACAATAGGACATCCTAGTGATATTACTGCTACTACTAGTACTACCCAACCACGTAATATAAAAATATCAAATCTAACGGTAAATAGTATAAGTGGAACAAATACTTGTTTACAATTGGATAGTGTAAAAGATAGTATTTTTGAAGATTTAATTTTATCTGGAAATCCAGGAAGTAACTGGAATGGTACTATTAATGCAAGCCAAGTCGGTGTGCTAATGAGAGCCACATCAAGTTTAGTAACATGTGATCATAATATCTTTAGAAATATAGTATTTGACAATTTTAGTTATGCTGTATACGCAATGTATGACATTACAAATAATATATTTGAAGATTGTTCTTTTAATAATGGACTTATTGGTGTAAGTTTAGGAAATGGATCAAATGGTGCAACTAGCGGCCAAGTTACAGGACCTTTACAAACACAATTTGTTAATTGTAAATTCTACAATATTAAACAGCAGGCTGTTTATTTGTATAGGGGTTATGGAAATTCTACAGTAAATTGTAAATTAATCAATGTTGGAAATAACGGTGCAGGAAATACAGGTGCAGTATATCCGCAGATATATTGGAACTCCTATGGCAATAGCTCTATTAATGATTGGTCAGACAGAAACGGTGATTTATCTACTAATGTAAATATCGCTACACCATATGTCCCTGAAATGGGAGGTCATGGCATTTATAAATCATTCGGCATGATAAATGCTCAAGCAAGTTTACAGGGTACAGGCCCAGGATTTTTATTTAGACTTCCAGTCTCTATGACATCTACCGGATCTCCTACCGGAACTATTAATTATAAAATTCAATATTATTATCAAAGTAGTGTTTACAATTTTAGTAGACAAGGTATTATATCAATTTCGGCTAATATATCAGGAACTAGTTTGCCGTTATATCCTCCAAATCCTTCGCCTGTTACCGGGCCAGCTCAACTTCAAGTTGATGATGAATATGATTTTGCAGGAACTGATACCGTACCTAATTTGTCAGGTGTTATAGATAATGATGCAGTTCAATTATCATTTACTGGTAGCTTTTTAACACAAAGTGGTGCAACATATACAGGTGCCGCAGGGCAGGTTCCTTATTCAATCGCCATTTATTATTCAAATAGTTTGAGTACAGATACCGGCGTCTTTGGATATTCATATACGGCTATACAATAATTCAATATTATAGACAAAAGTGATAAATGCGTATATAATTTGTTTTGTCACAATGATAAAATATATTCCGTTTAGTAGAAAAATCCCGCAAAATCGTATATAAAACAACGACTAAGAATAAGTCTGAGGTCGGTTTTGCCACCACTAAATACTTCCTAAACAATTTAAAGAAAGCGCAATGACCAGAATAACAGTTATTAAAAGAGATGGGAGCCGTGAGCCATTAGCAGTAGAAAAATGGCAAGCCCAAGTAGCAAAAGTGTGTAAAGGTATTGCTGACGTTAGTCAAAGCATGATTGAGATCAAAGCTCAATTACATTTCTATGACGGCATTACAACTACCGATATCGACGGCATTACTCTACGAGCAATCGTAGATCTTATTGATGTAGAATCAAATCCAGATGTAGGACATACCAATTATCAATACGTAGCAGGCAAGCAACGCTTGTCGATGTTACGTAAAGATGTGTACGGATCATATACAGTTCCACATCTTTACGAAATCGTAAAAACAAATGTAGCAACTGGGTTGTATACTCCAGAATTATTAAAGTGGTATACAGAAGATGATTGGAATAGAATGAATGATATGCTTGATCATGAAAAGGATGAGCAATATTCATATGCGGCTATCGAGCAATTAATAGAAAAATATCTTGTTAAAAACCGTGCTACTAAACAAACATATGAAACTCCGCAAATCAGATATATTATCGCCGCCGCAACAGTCTTCCACAAAGAAGAGCCAAACTCAGCAAGAATGCGTTATATTAAAGAATATTACCAAGCCGCTAGTGATGGTCTTTTCACTCTTGCTACTCCTGTGTTGGCTGGGCTTGGCACTCCAACTAAACAGTTTAGCAGTTGCGTTCTTATCCGTAGCGATGACGACCTTGATTCTATATTTGCTAGTGGAGAGATGATGGCCAAGTATGCTAGTAAACGTGCTGGTATTGGTTTAGAAATTGGCCGACTACGTCCATTAGGTTCACCTATTCGTGGCGGCGAAATCATGCATACTGGTATGATACCATTCTTGAAGAAATGGTTTGGAGATTTACGCTCATGCAGTCAAGGAGGTATTCGTAATGCAAGTGCTACAGTATTTTATCCCATTTGGCATCATCAGTTTGATGACCTTATTGTTCTTAAGAACAACCAAGGCACAGAGGAAACAAGAGTTCGACACATGGACTACGGAGTTGTCCTTAGCAAATTCTTTTGGAGAAGATTTAAGAACAAAGAAAATATCACGTTCTTTGATCCGAATGAAGTACCTGACCTATATGAAGCCTTTTATCGTAACACAACGCAATTTGAAGAATTGTATGTAAAATACGAAAAACGTACAGACTTGCGTAAGAAAATAATGACCGCTGAAGAAGTATTTAAAGGTGGTATTCTTAAAGAGCGTACAGATACCGGACGTATCTATCTTGTGTTCATAGACAATGTACAGAATCAAGGCCCATTTGATCCTGAATTCCATACAATCTATCAAAGTAACTTATGCTGTGAAATTCTACTGCCCACTAAATCATTTAAGCGTCTTGACGATGAGGATGGCCGCATAGCGTTATGCACTCTTGGATCTATCAACTGGGGTGCATTTAGAAATCCGGAAGACATGCGCAGGGCATGTAGAATTTTACAGCGTAGTCTTTGCAATATACTTGACTATCAAGATTTTTTAAGTATTCAGTCTAAGTTAAGCAATGATGAGATATCACCTTTAGGTATTGGAGTGACTAATCTAGCCTATTGGCATGCCAAACGTGGTATGAAGTATGGTGATAAAGATGCGCTACAAGAAGTTAAAGCATGGATGGAACATCAAGCATACTACTTAACAGAAGCAACAGTAGAACTAGCCAAAGAACGTGGAGCGTGCCTACATAGTAGTCAGACACGCTACGGCCAGGGGATCTTTCCCTGGGAACTACGAGCTGAAGGTGCTAATGAACTAGCAGACTTCACACCTGAACTTGACTGGGAAACACTGCGTACTAATATGAAACAATATGGAGTTAGAAATGCTACACTTATGGCTATTGCTCCAGTGGAGTCTAGTAGTGTTGTTATTAATAGTACTAATGGAATAGAAATGCCTATGAGCTTAATTTCGGTTAAGGAAAGTAAGGCAGGATCCTTTACACAAGTTGTACCTGAATATCATAAATTAAAAAACAAATATCAGATGATGTGGGAACAAAAAGATTGTGACGGTTATTTAAAGACAGCCGCAGTTCTTGCCGCCTATGTTGATCAGGCTATATCTGTAAATACTTTTTATAACCCCAAACATTTTCCTGACAGAAAAGTTCCAACTACATTGATAGCAAAGAACTTGATGCAGGCACATTACTTTGGTATCAAGACCTTCTATTATAGCCTTATAAATAAAGCAGGTAGTAAGGCAGATGATGAGATTGCTCCAGTCATGCCACTTGAACACATTAATTTTGACGACGAAGAGGGATGCGAAAGTTGCAAATTGTAGAATGGAAAGAACTAAAGGAAGCAATATGAATTTATCTGATACAGTTGAAATAAATTACAAAGTAACTTGTGTGTATGATGATATGACTGTTATTATGGAAAACGGAAAAGAAATATCTTGCACTTATCAAGATAACAGAATTAAAATTGACTACTACAGTCCAACTTTTTACCCAGGAACAAAATAAATGTCAAAACAACAATATGATTTAAGCAAACCAACTGATTATCTTAATCGTAAGATGTTCTTAGATCCTGCAGGTCCAGTCACAATACAGAGATTTGAGGAGACTAAATATCGTAAGATTGCAGATTTTGAAGCGACAGCCCGAGGCTTCTTCTGGCAACCTGAAGAGATAAGTCTTACCAAAGACGCAAATGACTTTAAGGATGCGAGCGATGCGATTAAACATATTTTTACCTCGAATTTATTACGTCAAACAGCACTTGATAGTCTTCAAGGACGTGGCCCAAGCCAAGTCTTTACACCTGTTGTCAGTTTGCCCGAGCTCGAAGCTCTCATCTACAATTGGACATTCTTCGAAACTAACATCCATAGCAAAAGCTACAGTCATATAATTCGTAACATCTACAATGTGCCTAAGGATGTATTCAATACAATCCACGACACTGAAGAGATTATCAGTATGGCATCAAGCGTAGGAAAATACTACGACGATCTACACCAAATCAATTGTGCTGTGGAATGTAACGGGAACATTAAAGAGGGAGATCACATCAAGGCTATTTGGTTAGCCCTCAATGCCAGCTACGCCCTTGAAGCGTTCCGCTTTATGGTATCATTTGCAACTAGCCTAGCGATGGTAGAGAATAAAATCTTTATTGGCAATGGTAACATTATCAGTTTGATTCTACAAGATGAATTGTTGCACAAAGGTTGGACTGCTTATTTGATTAATCAAGTTGTCAAAGAAGATCCTCGTTTTGCCCAAATTAAAACAGAGTGCGAAACAGAAGTTTATGCTTTATACATGGATGTTATCCGTGAAGAAAAAGCCTGGGCGGATTATCTATTCCAAAAAGGTCCGGTGATTGGGCTTAACGCTAACATTCTAAAAGACTTTGTGGACTATACAGCAGTTAGCGCACTTAAAGATATTGGTATCAAATATCAGGCCAATGCACCACGCAGTACTCCAATTCCGTGGTTTAATAAACATGTAAATACCAGCAGTAAGCAAACAGCATTACAAGAAAGTGAATCGACTAATTATGTTATCGGTGTGATGTCCGAAGGTATTGATTACGATGCTTTACCTGTATTATAATGGCATATGACACATTTATTTCAAATCTACGATAACGCAATCGATAAGGAAATGGTTCAATTATTTTATAATTGGACCATGGATTCTAGTAGTTGGTTTTTCGGTCGGAGAGCAAATCCCGATGATATGAGATTTTGGGGACAAAAGCTGTATGAATATCCAGGCCCTAAACATTTTTTTGTTGAATATTTAGAAACAAAGTTTAGGACACTTAGCGGAATTAATTTTATTACTAATTCTGCGGCACTAAATGGACAAACATCTGGCCAGCAAGGCGGATGGCATACTGATATGGATTATGATCTTGAGTTTAACCCGAATAATGATCCACCATCCGAGTTTTTGACACTATTATACTATGTGAATCCTACTTGGGATGATCCAAGGGGATCGACTATATTCGAAGCACCTGACGGAAAAGAAAGAGAAATTAAATTCGTTCCTGGACGTATTGCAGTTTTTCCAAGTAACTGGAGACACTACGGCGATTGTCCGGAAAACAGTAATTTGTTAAGAATTACGTGCGCACTTAAATTGGAAATTCAAAAATGACAAAAGCAATTGTATGGAGTAAAAATCAATGTCCTTATTGCGATCAAGCAAAGGCATTATTAAAAATGAAAAGTATAGAGTTTGAAGAACGCAATATCGAAGCAGACTGGACTAAAGATCAATTGTTGGAAGCAGTACCTAATGCCAGAACTGTGCCGCAAATCTTTTTAGATGATAAATTAATAGGCGGGTTCACAGAACTCAAAAAACATTTCGAAAAGGTATAATATGTTAATTAATAGAGGAATCGCTCCAGGCGAAATCATAACAATCAAAACCACAGCAGGTGAGGAGATTGTTTCTAAATTAGTAGAAGATGGACCTATGTCCGTTACAGTATCTAAACCACTATGTTTAACAGCAACTAATAATGGTATCGGACTTGTTCCATTCTTGTTTACTACTGATCCAGATGCCGATATTGCTATAAGTAAAAATACGGTCATGGTATTAGCACCTACTGTAAAAGATGCTAAAGATAGATACATACAACAAACTACTGGTATTAAGTTGGTATAAATATTATCATGCCAGCCGTAGCTCGTAAAAATGGAACCGATACAGTAGCCTGCACAGATGGTGCTCAAGGTTCTGTATGCCAGCGAGACGGGCACGGCAATCCGATAGATTGGCATTGGGACACACCAACTACACAAGCCACTGATAAAGGTAGTGATAATGTGTTCGTGAACAATATTGGAATAGTTCGACAAAATGACACTATGAAGGTGCATGATGATGGTACTCCTTGTGTACCAAGTGCTGTTACACATGCTCCTGCTCTAAGTACATACAGTGGTAACGTGTACGCTAATAATTTATTAGTCGGAAGATTAGGCGACAAATATGATTCGGATGGACACATGGATCATACTATCAGTTCAGGTTCGCCAAACGTATTTGCAAATAGTTGACATTTATTTTCCACGGTGTTAAACTAGGTATAAGTACTCTGTACTTGCCTAAAGGAGAAATTAAATGGCTACAAATAAATTCGCAGAATTCACTGCAATCATCGAAGCAATGGAAGCAGATTTTGAAAAGTTTTACGATAAAGAAGTAGGTGCCGCTGGTACTCGCGTTCGTAAACATTGTCAAGATTTGGCTAAGTTGTGTAAAGAAACACGTAATGATGTTACGGCAGTTAAGAATGCTCGTAAAGAAGTGAAATAAGTCAACTAAATATAAGTCTAAGGCGTTATATTAGTATACGCTTAAAGGAGTAGTATTATGAAAAAGTTACTTTTGGCTTTGTCATTATTGGCAGTAGTAGGAACCGCAACTGCCCATGAAGGTTTTCGTGGATATAGAGGCGGATATTATCATGGTGGATGTTACGGTTGTAACTGGGTCGCTCCAGCTTTAATTGGCGGAGTAATTGGATACGAATTAAATCGCCCAAATACGGTTTATGTCGAACCTGCTCCAGTATACGTACCACCTTCAGTAGTATATACACAACCAACTGTCCAAGCACCCCCAGCTGGTATGCATTGGCAAGAAATGGTTGATCCACAAACTGGTGTTAGAAAAATTGTAGCAGTTCCAAATTAATGGCCTATTCAGACAAAGTTCTCGACCATTACGAAAATCCTCGCAATGTAGGATCGTTTGATAAGAATGATCCCAACGTTGGCACAGGACTCACCGGAAGTCCGGCCTGCGGAGATGTAATGAAACTTCAGATAAAAGTAAATACTGAGGGAGTAATTACAGATGCCAGATTTAAAACATACGGGTGTGGATCAGCAATCGCAAGCTCGAGTCTCGTTACCGAATGGGTCAAGGGAAAAACGCTTGACCAAGCACGAGAGATTTCTAATTCATCAATTGCTGAAGAACTTGCCCTTCCACCGGTTAAAATACATTGTAGCATACTTGCAGAAGATGCTATAAAAGCCGCAATCGATGATTATCGTAACCGACATAGCACAATCCAAGATTAAACAAACCTTGTCCAAACGAGGAAAAGGTATTGGTATCCGAATAGGAGTCAAAACTACAGGATGTAGCGGTTTGGCTTATGTGTTGGAATATGTGGATAATCTATCCGAAGGGGATGACACTGAATTATTTGACGGATTCAGTGTTGTTATTAATAAGAAAGATCAACCATATCTTAATGGAATGGTAATGGATTATGTCCGCAATGGACTTAACGAGGGTTTTGATTTTACCAATCCAAATGAACGTGACCGTTGCGGTTGCGGGGAAAGTTTTCGAGTATAAACCTAGTTGACATAGTTTGAATAGTCTAGTATAATACTAGTATTGTTATAACTTTTGGAGAATAATTTGACTATGCATTTGTTACCGCCTATGTATTCTACTACAGGCAAGAAAAAAGGCAAAAAGAAATTCGCTTCGGCAGAACATGCAAGAAAGGCTAGAGAATTGGAAGATTCTTGGAAAGAATTACAAAAGAAATGGGGCATCGAAGCTGAGGCTAAGAAACGTTCTCGTGCTATGACTGCTCCAAGTTTGAATACTGCATATAAGTTGTCTATTCCCGAAGGGCGTAACACAACAGCACATATTAAAAGTTTAGGCACTAATGATGGAGTTGCTACACTTGCACCTGCTAAAGTTTATACAGGATCTATGGTAAAAGGCATTGCAACTATGCATAAAAGCAATGCCGTGCCTGTTTTTAGCGACGAACAAGCCGTTGACATTTCTAAAATGCGGCGTTAAACTGTGGCTAAGTATAAACATAGTGCTTTTCATCTAGAAATAGAAGATAACTATATATTGCACCCCAAAAAATTGTGTGCAACACACGGCGTTTTGTTAAGGAGAAACGGATACAGCCAAACAATAATTAATGACGGTAGTAGCGATACCTCATCCACCGCGTAAAAGGAGAAAACAAATGATACGCATTGTCAAAGTAGTAATTAATTTTATTGTTATATTAGCAATAGGATTTACAGTTCAACAAGTTGTAAACTCAAAGTTTCAACGTCTAAAAGAAGCAAGAGATTCGGCAAGTCCAATCACAGCTCAAATGAGACAAACACAATTAGATTGTTTAGCTCGAAATATATACCACGAAGCAGGATCTGAACCTTTTGAAGGTAAAGTAGCCGTGGCACAAGTTACAATCAACCGTACAGAAAGCGGACAATTTCCCGGAGATATCTGTAAGGTTGTATATCAAAAGAATGTAGTATACGAAAAAGTACTATGTCAATTTAGCTGGTATTGTGAAAATCCAGCAGGTGCATTAAAACCTATGAATGGTGCAATGTACTACGAAAGTATGGAAGTAGCAAAGAAAGTGTTATTAGAAGGATTCCGGTTGCCCGATTTGAAAAAAGCGTTATACTTTCATGCTGACTACGTAAAAGAACCTAGTAATAAACAACCTGTAGCAAAAATTGGTCATCATATTTTTTATAATTAAGGAAAACAAATGAACGTTATTATTACCAAAGTCCGTGACTTGTTTGATTTGAACTTGTGGATGCAGAATGTCAAAGAACATGCTCCACATGTTAGTGCAGAAACAATGGGCTGGATTGCTGTAATTTTGTTGCATCTTGCTACAATTCCTACTGAATTGGCTGTGCTTACAGGCTTGACTGAAAAAATGCCCCCTGTAGATATGGTTTTGTTCAGCTGGGCTGGATTATTCTGCTTTTTCCTTAAAGCAACTATCCAAAAGGATTTGCTTAATATTGTAACTATCGGCCTGGGCTTTTTTGTACAAGCAGCTATGCTAGCTTTAATTGTATTCAAGTGATCCTTGCATAAATATACTATAAACTAGGAGTAGGCAAAATGGCCGGATCAGGATATCAACAAGACAGTAACCAATTAACACAAGGGCTATATCGTGTAACAATCGATACTTCGAGTAGCACATATTACCCACTAGCATCTGGAACTACAACACAGAACGGTGGTATTAACCCGTATGATTGGGATTCATCTCAATATACAAATGCAACATCTATAACTGCTACCCAAGCAACTTATCTAG